ATGATGATTGCAAGTGATAGTTCTACATCAAAACCAGCTCTGCGCAGTGCTCTGTACATTTCTTGCAGGCCAATAGCCCATGTATCTAAAGCGTTGTAGGTATCAAGATCAATAACCTTTTTTCTTGCCATAGGAAAATTATCGCTCTAGAAGTATGTTGTAAATCTCATCGACACGCGAATGTAGTCGCTTAATTTCTGCAAGCAAGTGAGTGATAACGAAACCAGATAAGCCGCCAAGTGTTACAAGCGTCGCAATGTAGAGCTGAAAGAAATCTGCCTGTGTCACTTTTTGGGACTCGCATAACCAAAAATGCCTGATAGGACAGCCCAGAGGATCGCTCTGTAATCTGCCTCGAAGTTAGATGATGCCCATGCTGCTAGGAAAGCTCCAGCGGCTAGGTATGCAGGATGTTTCATATTCTTCATTATTGTCCGCCTAACATAGGTATCTGAAAAAAAGCCCCATCATTAACAGACGCTTCCGTAAACGAGAAATGGGCGTGATGATTGTGTTTGTTTGATCCTTCGTACGGACGCCAAGCCCAACCCTTTTTGTTTGAGGCGATACGACCATCAAAGATAATGTAGGCAATTCGTTTTTCTTTTTTAGACTTGCATAAGATACGAATCTGATCTGTAATATCTGGCATAAGATCCGGTTTTGGCTTTCCACTGACATCACGATCCACATCGATGGCCAATACCCAGCCTTGATCATTGGGATTATGATGGCTAGGGCGAAGTGAATGTCTGGTATCACCGATCCAACCATCCGATGTGCGGTCACGATCTGGGAATGAGTCATCAAACTGTTCCCGTAGTTGTCGTGCTGCCTTAGATAACTGGGGCTTCACTGGCCTTTAATTCATCATAAGTAGATTTCAGCATTGAGGTAAATGAACCATTGCCGTGGTCAATGATTGCGTGTTCTTTGCCGTCTAATTCATCTTTGATAAAAGTTACATTGTCCATTGTTATCTCCTATAACTCTGCTGTGAAAGCTAAATAAGAACTAGATCCCGCAGTAGTAAATGTACCGCTTTGTCCAGCAGTAAAAATTGCAGAACCATGTGTATAACGAACAGACCCAAGATTAGGACTGCCTCCAACGAGAGTAAATGTTCCTGTGTTGTATTCTGTATTGTTTCCATAGTTGTACCAATTTATTGCGGAGTATTCGATCGCAGATGGGTTTATTCTCATTGTTACAGGAAAGGGAGTATTGACTTGTCCAATGGTTGTAGTAATACAACCACCATTTGTTGTAACTGGATTACCTGATGCAGTTGGAGAAGTGCGGTAGTAGTACCTCTGGCACATAGCCAACTCAGCCTGAATATTAGATCCAGCAGGAGTGTATGGGCTTGCTTGATTTCCGACTTCTAGCTGAACTCCAGTTATTTCGAACAAGTCGGCCGCGCCTGCTGTACCTGTAGGATCATAGAAGAACCAGTAGCCAAACTCTGTCACATTGCTTGGGATTGTTACTGTGACTGTAAAGCGTTGCCAGGTAGTTGTTAATGTTGCAGTAGAGGTGGATAAAGTCGCTTGTCCTGTGTAACCAACATTCCAAAGATTCTGATCGACTCCTGTGCCTGTAATAATCTGCAAGGTGAGCAAATTAGATGTAGAAGAAAAGTTAGCACCTCTGCGAGCATAGTAACTAAATGTAACCTGTTTACCAGCAAAAGGAATGCAGTTTACCGTTTCGTTATATTGCATCACATAGATTCTGGTCGTACCTGTTTGACCTGAGTTGCGTTGATAGCGCAAACAGTTTTGGATATTAGGTAAATTAGTCGTGTCACCCGTAGGCTGTTGGGATACGGTAGAAGCTTGATTTGCGTCTACTGCAACGCGCCAGCGGTCTAGTGTGTAAGGACTTGAGGAAGCTGCAACGGCAATAGAAGTTCCTCTTTGTGCTACCTGAAATCCTGAGTTTATAACGCTGTTAACTGTAAACGGACGGAACAGAAAAGTGTCTAAATCCTGACCTAGCAGGGCGATTTGAGTCGCACCATTCTTTACAAGGTCACTCGATGTAGGTACATCAAAGCCGTAGTTTGTAGTGGTCGTTGCCATATTAGGTTAGTGCTCCTGTCGCGTTGCTGTAGATAAGTGTAGCATTTACACCTGTCCAGATTAGTGAGGCTGGTAATACTGTTTCCCATTGTGTAGTACTAAGTGAGAAGTCTGTAGCTGAAACATAAAGAGTAATCTCTGTAAAACTAGGAGTTGCCCGTAGTGCCACATTCTCAACAAAACCGTCAAAGATTCCATCTAGAAGATTGCTAGGCAGGTTGTTAATCAATACAGGCTGACCAAAAAAAACCCCAATAAGGCTGTCAAGCATCGCGCTCGGCATGTCGGGATTATCTAGGCGGAAGGTAATTGCACCTAATGATGCCCGTGGAGTCTTACGCAGCTTGAGTTCTCTAGAGGCGATATCCGTGATGTCTGCAAGGTTCTTGATGTTAGAGTCCACAGATCGCTCAAAGAGCCCATAAGAGGCTATAGAGTCGGTATCAGAAGTACTGTAGGTGCTGGCGTATCCTGTGGCGTAGCGATAGATAAGGCTGTTACGGATGCGTGCAGTTTGAGTTGTTGAGGTGATAGAGCTTGGTGTTGCATATGAGCCATCAAGGTTAGTAAAGCCGTTTGCTGCAAGATAGTTAGATCTGTGGTCTGCATCGTCATAGGAAACATCGCCGTCCTTTTCCTCGTAGATCTGACCCAATGCGCTGTTAGCAATCTGGTCTACCAAGGTTTGAGACTTAGCAGATGCGTTAGCTGCAAGGTTAATCATGGTGTAAAAGCCTGAGTCAATTGTGCCGATGTAGGACTCAGCATCAAGCCAAGTCTGTGTAGCCGGATAGGTATCCCATGTCAGCGTAGGGGTAACTTCTGCCCATGTAAGATTGAGGGCTGAGCCTAAGATAGTGGCGATCTGTGTGCCGTCTAATCCTTCTGCAAGGGCTGTGTTAAAAACAGCCTTGGTCAGTCTAGCCAGAGATCCGATACCTAGGATTGTGCCAGTAGTGATAAAGCCTGTTTCCTCTGGGCTTCGCACTCCGATGTTGAAGTCTGATACTTCTCCACCAAAAACAGTCACATAAGTGCCGCTGCCATTTTTTAGCTCTAGCAGTACTGGCTCGGTAACATTGATAGTGAAATCAGCCCCAGTGGTATTGATGATCTCTACTCGGCAGTAACCTGCCGTAGGCTGGCGATCAATGTCTAAACGGCCGGATGCGAAAGATACAGAAGTGACAGTTGTATAAACATCATCTCCGACAGTTACACGCCATTCTGGAAGCCATGTCACGGTATAGCGACCAGCGTTCCTCTAGAGCGAGCCTGACGCAATACATCGTCGATGGCCTCAGCAATAGCGTTAGGATCTCCGACACCTGTGTTCACTGTGATATTGACTGGAGCAGTAGAAGCTGTTGGAGTTAAGCCGGATAAAGATCCACCGAACTGGTACTGATCGCGTGCCTCAAAGTAAGTCAATTCTTCGTTAGTAAAACCTCTAGATGGTCTAACACCACCGGCTCCAGCAATAGGGTTCAAGCTGCTAGGCATTACAGGTGGGACTCCGGCTGAGACTGCTGCTGCCTGACCTCCGCCACCAATAACACCTAGCAAGCGAATAGCCTGATTTAAGTTCTCTAAGTTAATTAGATCCTTGGGTGCAATAGAGTTTAGAATAGTTTTAATGTCTGCAAGTTTTAAGGCTTGACCGTTTAGAGCACCTAAGATACCTAAGTCTGCATTAAGTTTATTAGTAGCAGCAGTGATGGCTTTGACATCGCCTGAAGCAATAGCCTCGTCTAGTGCAAGGATGCTCTGCTTAACTCGTAATCGAGCCAAGTCATTTGTAACTTGAAGTAGTTGTGCTTGGCTAGTTACCTTGCCTAGTTGTTCTGCTTGGTTTATCTCAGCTGCTTTTAGCTGGATCTTTTCTAAGTCAAAAACTTCTTCGCCTTTACCAAGCGCAAGGTTAGCCTTATCGATGGCAAGTTTTAACTGCTTGGCTTTAAGTTGCTTTTGTTCTTCTGCTGTTAAAACTTTAGCGTTCTTAACTATCTTGGCTGTAAGGCCAAAACCCTTCTCGAAGGCTGTTGCACTAGCTGCTGCTGTGTAGTCGAGTTCAGCAGTTACTTTGCCTAAGTCTCTAAGGATTTGGAAGTAAGAACCAATGATCGGAATCATGCCGATGTTGAAAGATGAAACACCCGGCAGGCTCTTAAGTTTTTCTGTCAAAACACCAATACCGCGAATGACATCGGCTGTGTAGAGTGCAGCCGCTTCCATATTTTTAGCCAGATCATCTACTGAGTCCTGATCTCCCAAGCCTTTTAAGGCATCAATCAAGCCAGTGCCAATAATCTCGGAGGCGTTAGCAGAAGCAACTGCTAATTTATCTATCGAACCTTGGTAACTGTTAGCCGCTGCTGTGGCAGATCCGGCGAAGGTTGTTGTTAAATCATCTGTGATGGACTTAAAAGATTTAGACTTTAGATCAGCCTTAGATATTCCAACACCGAGTTTAGATAAGGCTGTGTTGTTTCCTAAGTAAGCCTTGCTCAACGCGGCTGTGACGGATCCTAGATCCTTGCCAGTTGAGGCTGAAATGTCTAAAGCAAGGTTAAGAAGTCTCTGTGCTTCCTGAGTATCCTGAACCGCTACCGCTAAGCCCTGATAAGCCGGGCGAAGGTCATCATCAAGGATGCCGAACTCGCTTTGTAATCTCTGAATGTAGGCTTCTGAAGATGCTGCATCTCGGCCAAGCCCGACATTGCGTAGAGCTAATGCTAACTGGTTCTGTGCCTTCTCATCTGCTGCGGCTGCCTTAATTGCGTTCTTGCCATAAGCGATGACCGCTGCGCTGCTGAAGGCTAAGCCAAAAGTCTTAGCAAGTGTTTTGACATTCTTGGTCAGTTTGTCTGTTGCTGTGTCTGCTTGCTTGAAAGCCTTATTGCCTACGAACTCTGCGGCAATGTCAATCATTACATTAGCCATGAGTTATACCTTTGCTCTCGCGTTTAGTTTGTCAGCTGCATCGGCAATGGCTTTAAGCACTGCTTCTCTAGCTTTGCCATTGTTTTCCTCATAGGCTCTAAATATGGCGCGACCTTGCATTTTCTGATCGCCTTTCATTTGAGACCCATACTTAGAATTTTGATTCTGTACAAAGCGTGATGTTGGAGTCTTACGCCCCATGGTTTCATAAATAGCACCGGCAGCAGTTTTGTTAAACACGCGAGCCAAGGATCTAAAACCTCTACGGTTAGGCTTGGATGGTGTTGTCTTATAGCCGATACCAGCCTTGGCGATGCGGGCGTTGTAAGTAGGAAAGCGAGCAGCTGAGTTTTCTCTAGCAAGCCAGCCGCTTAAAACTTGACCATCATCCGGCAGATAACCTTTAGCTGCTTTAGTAATTGGCTTAAGAGCTGCTGCAACATCTTTAGGCAATTGCTTAGCAAGATCAGGACTGAACTGGCGCAAAGCCTTACGGAGTTTAATGCCGCCCTTTACGCTTGCTGGCATCACTGACCTCCTTTGCTTCATCCTTGAGACCTTGCAGAAGTGCATCAAACATGGTCTTATCTAATTCTAATAACTGCTGTGGCGCGATTCCCAACCTTATGCTTAGCCTAGCAATAAGGTAGGTGAATGGAAGATCGCGCTTTAAGCTAAAGGGTCTGAATCGAGCACCTCGACACTTTTTAGTGTCTCAATAAAATCCATACCGAAAGGCTTAACACTCTCACCCGGAGTTCTCCTAGTAATTTCCCAAGCTAACCAATAGACATCCGATTGTTTTTCTTCCTGCCTGAAGGCACGATGAAACCCCATCTTGGTGTGTAACTCAAAGGCATACTCCACTGCTGGAGTAATTTCGCCTTCGATAACGCTTCCATCTGTACGAACGATCTTTAGTTTTGCCATGGTTTTGCCCCTTTGTTAGTTTTTTAGAATGTACCTGTTGTGGCTACTGCAACTGTTGAGTTAGCAGTAAATGTAATGCTCATGCTCCCAATATCAGCAACAGCACCGTTAATGTCGGTAGTGTTGTTAATCAACAGAGAAACGGTATAGAGAGGATTGGTTGCTGAAACTGCTGTTCCCTTTGTCTGAATGAATACAGCTGTGACTGTTGTTCCCCATGCAGCTTGAAGTGTCTGCAATACGCTTCCTGTTGCTGTGTCATTGAAGAAGTCAATTGTGACGGATGATGATTCCAAACCCTTTACGAATTTGTGACTTGTATCACCCATGGCACTTACCTCGAGCTCGTCGAATACGCGGTTAATGACCACTGAACTCACATGATCACTCAGATCGACAGAATTAATCTTCACGCCGACATTGTTGTTTAGAAATATAGCCATGAGATTATTCCTCGTCCTTCTTAGTAGTTACTGGCTTTGATGGTGTTGGTGCTACCTGTCCGATCTTGATCAGAAAGGCTTCGTTCTCTTTTTCCCAATCGGACATTTTTAACTCCAACTCGTTAGGATTGATACGGACATCTCGCAGCTGAGTAGGTCACCCGAAGCAGCGTTGAGAATACTTGGTGCGCTTATTGCGCTTACATTATAGACCAGAGATGATGCGGCTAACTTAGCGAACACGCCACAAACAGTATCTTCGATCCCGTTAAGGTTGCCTTCATTGTCAAACAATGGCACTGTCATAATAATCTTAAAATTAGCAGTAGGACTGATAGTTATATGCTGGTTATTGTTAGGTGTTAGATAAGGATCATCTGGAGACACAATGACAGAATTAG